TCGAGTAAGGAGGCGCGCATGATAATCCTCCTGATCATTGCCGCCTTCATCATAGGCCTGGCCACGCTCTTCGGAGCGGCGTGCCTGGCCATACTGAGCGCGGCCCGCTACATGGAGTAACGGACAGGCGAAGAGGCCCTCCGGATGGTTTTGCCAACCGTCCGGAGGGCCTCTTTTTGCGTTCACGACTCAGCGAGTCGGAATTTTTACGGCCAGCACGATGAAACGGCCAGCCACTGCGAGCTCGGGCCGTTTCGACCACGACCCGCTTAGTGGGTCTGGGACAGGTGCCGTGCCTGGCGTAATTTCTTAAAATTTGTTGAAAAGTCGGCCATAGTTCCACCTCCTGCCCCTATATATTATCACAAAACGTGAAAATTTTTACACAAAACGTATTGACTTATATGCACGTTTCGTGTACTTTATAGGTACACGGTTCGTGAACCGCAACACAGGAGGACAAAAAATATGATGTACGAAGAATTTACAGACCACGCCAGCAAGATCGCAGGCTTCGAGGTCAAGGTCACCGACCGCAACTACAAGGACATCGAGACCGTCTACAACTACCACCCGAGCATCAGCGACAAGGACGACATCGCCCTGATCTACGTCCGCTTCGGCATGAGAGCGGTCCGCGACATGCTCCCGACGGCTCTGGTCGTCGCTAAGTACGAGCAGCAGCAGATGGCCCTGAAGCACCAGCTGGAGGAGCTGGACACCCGCCTGGAGGAGATCTTCAAGGGCGACCCGCTCACCGACAAGGAAAAGGAAGCAGCCAGGAAGGCAGAGGAGGCAAGACTATGACGGGAGGCGATGCAGATGCAGAACAAACTGACAGACCTGAACAACCACCTCTTCGCTGAGCTCGAGCGGCTCGGCGACGAGGAGCTGAGCGACGAGGAACTGGACAAGGAACTGAAGCGGGCGGATGCCATGAGCAAGATTGCCCAGCAGGTCATTAACAACGGCCAGCTCGCCCTCCATGCTGCAGAGCTCCAGGCGGAGTACACCGGCAGCTGGGGCAGCGCCCTCCTGGAGGAAATCAATGGGCAGAAATAAAAGCATGCCGCCGGAGCTCCTGAGCTTCGTGAAGGACAACTGCAAAAGGATGAACGATCGGCAGCTGGCAGAGGCAGCCAACAGGCAGCCCTGGAGCGGCGGCCGCTTCACCGCTTCAGGCATCAAGAGCTTCCGACAGAGAAACGGGATCATCGTCGGCAGAAAGAACCGGCCGCAGAAGCCCTCCAAGCAGTTCCCTGAGGAAGTCGCCAACTACATCCGGGAGAACTACAAGGGCGTCGGCCCGACAGAAATGACCAGGCGCCTGCAGAAGGACCTGGGTGCCAGCTACGAACTGAGGCAGATCAAAGCCTACTACAAGAACCATCATTACAACAGCGGCATCGACGGACGTTTTAAGCCCGGCAGAGTCTCAGAAACCAAGGGCAAGCACTGGGACGACTTCATGGATCCGGACAAGCAGGAGAACTCCAGGAAGACGACCTTCAAGGAGGGCTGCATCCCGGCCAACAAACTGCCGGTCGGCACGATCCGCAAGAACAAGGACGGCTACATGCTGATCAAGGTCCAGGAGCACGGCAATCAGTGGGAGCGCTGGAAGATGCTGCACCGCCTCAACTGGGAGAAGGCCAACGGCCCGATCCCCAGGGGCAGGGTCCTGATCTTCCGGAACGGTAACCGGGGGGACTGCCGGGTGGAGAACTTGCAGCTGATCAGCTGGAGGGAGTCGCAGATGATGACCCGCAAGAAGCTCCGGTCCGAGGATCCGGAGCTCACGGATATAGGACTCACGACGGCCAAGATCATGATCAAAGCAAACGACAGAAGGAGGAAACAATGAACAAAGATGAAATTGCGAAGAAGCTCAGAGAGCTCAGAGGCTTCAAGCCGCGCCGGATCGTCGCCCAGGAGACCGGCATCTCCGAGTCGGCCCTGGCCAACTACGAGAGCGGCGAACGGGTCCCCACTGACCAGGCCAAAGTCATCCTGGCCAGATATTACAAAGTCCCGGTAGGGTCTTTATTTTTTGAGGAAGGGGTACACACTTCATGAACGCTATAAGCGAGAAGGACCGCCTGATCGAGCTGATCGACAGCGCGCCGATGGACGACCCGCTCCTGGACTTCATGGAGCTCTGCGGGCTGGACAACCTGCAGGAAGCGACAGTCGACCAGCTGAGGGCATACGCCAGGCAGTGGCAGCTGCTGGGAGGCATGTGATGGCAGTCATATATCCGGACCTGACCATGCTGGCCATTGCGGCCCTGGAAGGAACCCGGAAGAGACTGGAGGAAAGCAATGAGACCAAGACGTTACACCCTGAAGGAGAACGCGATCAGCGCGCTGATCGGCGTGGCGATCGGTCTGCCGCTCGCGCTGTATGCTAACGCCCACCGGACACCGGTCGAGCACCCGCCCATTCAGGCGACCGACTACTACGTCCTGCAGGAAGAGGCAGCCGTGACCGACACGGTCGACATGATCCAGGAGCAGCCTGCCAGTGCAGCCCAGGCGGAGCCTCTGGTGGCCGTCGAGGACACAGACCTCGACCTGATGGCCGCGCTGATCCACGCAGAGGCAGGGAACCAGGATCTCACTGGCAAGCGGCTCGTGGCGGATGTCGTCCTGAACCGCGTCGACTCTGACCAGTTCGCTGACACGATCGGCGGAGTGATCCACGAGGAGCACGGAGGCGTCTGGCAGTTCACAACGGCCGGGAACGGGGCCCTCGAGCAGGGCTTCACCGACGCAACGCCGGAGGACTACGAGGCCGCCCGGCTGGAAATGGAAGGCGACCGGCGCCTGGACTATGACATCCTCTTCTTCACCGCCGGAGACTATAACCCGTACTGCGTGCCGATGTACGTGCACGGCGACCACTATTTTGGGAGGTGATGCTAATGAGTGCATTAAAAAAGCCCCGGAGCTGAACGCTGCCGAGGCAAGGATCTGACACAACCAATTATATCACAGGAGGAAAGACATGAACATTACAGTTAATTTCGAGAGTCTGGAAGAGTTCCAGAAGTACATGGGCCAGCAGCCTGCCGCCACAATCGTGATGTCAGGCGAGGCCGCCAAGGCAATGGCAGCATCCGCGGAGGACAACGCGAAGAGGGTCAAGAAGGCCGCCCAGGAGGCCCAGGAAGCCCCTGCAGAAGCTGAGCCGATAAAGTCTACACCCAAGACAGAAAAGCCCGCCAAGGAAGCCCAGGAGGAGCCTGAGAAGGCCCCGGCAGTCGACCGCGTGACCGTCCGGAAGACCTTGGCCGCCCTTAACAAGAGGACCAAAGAGAACACGGCCGCCAAGCTGATCCACGAGATGGGCTTCGACGTGCTGACCAACGTCCCCGAGGACCGTCTGGCCGAGCTGCTGCAGAAGGCTGAGAACTATGCCGAGTAAGCACGCCAGGCTGTCCGCGTCCAGCGCCTTCCGCTGGATCAACTGCCCGGGGTCCGTGGCGCTGAGCGATCAGTTCCCGGTTCCCGCCTCGAGCAGCTACGCGGACGAGGGAACCCTGGCCCACGCGATCGGCGAGGCCAAGCTCCGCCACATGATCGGCGAGCTGAGCGACAAAGACTTCGAGAAGGCCATGGCACCGCTCAGGAAGTCGGAATACTTCTGCGGCGAGATGGACGAGGCCACCGACTTCTACATGGACACAGTCATCGAGGCCCTGGCGGCAGCAGGCAAAGACGCCGAGCTCATGGTCGAGCAGCAGTTCAGCCTGACCGACTACGTCCCGGAAGGCTTCGGGACTTCCGACGCGGTCGTGATCGGCGGCAGCATGATCCAGGTCGTCGACCTGAAGTATGGCAAGGGCATCCGGATCGATGCCAAGAGCAACCCGCAGCTGAGGCTCTACGGCCTGGGAGCTGCCGCCCTCTTCGGCGACATCTACGACTTCGACACCGTCAGAATGACAATCATCCAGCCCCGCCTCGACCACGTCAGCACCGAGGAGCTCCCGCTCAAGGAGCTGAAGCTCTGGGGCGAGGAAGACGTCGCGCCGAGGGCCAGGATGGCCATGGACGGCACAGACTACACAGCCGTCGGCGACTGGTGCCGCTTCTGCCCTGCAAAGGCAGCCTGCAGGAAGCGCGCCGAGTACAACCTGGAACTGGCCAGGGACGACTTCAGGGAGCCGCCGCTCCTCTCTGACGAAGAGATGGGCGAAGTCCTGGAGAGGGCTGAGAAGCTCAGCAAGTGGGTCGACGACGTCAAGGAGTACGTCCTGAACCAGGCACTGGCCGGGAAGCACTTCACCGGCTGGAAGCTCGTGGAAGGAAGGGCCAACCGCCAGTACGTGGATGACACCAAGGTGGCCGACGCCCTAAAGGCTGCAGGCTTCAAGGAAGCCCTGCTCTACGAGCGCAAGCTCTACGGCATCACGACCATGGAGAAGCTGGTCGGCAAGAAGAAGCTCGCGGAGATCCTGAACAAGGACCCGAAGAACCCGCTGATCATCAAACCAGCGGGCAAGCCGACACTCGTGCCGGAAACGGACAAACGCCCGGCCATCAACACAACTGAAGCGGCCAAGGCCGACTTCAACACAGCACCCGCAGACGAGGACGCGATCCCGTTCTGCTAATCAAAGGAGGAAAAACATCATGGCGGCACAGTCAACAAAGGTAGTAACAGGCAAGGTTCGCTTCTCTTATGTGAACATCTTCAAGAGCCGTGCCTTCCAGGCAGGGCAGGACGCCAAGTACAGCGTCTGTCTCCTGATCCCGAAGGAGGACAAGGCGACCGTCAAGAAGATCCGCGCGGCAATCGAGGCAGCCATCCAGGACGGCATCAGCTCCAAGTGGGGCGGCAAGAAGCCCGGGAACCTGAAGCTCCCACTCCGCGACGGAGACGAGGAAAGAGCTGAAGAGGCTCCGGAGTATGAGGGCATGTACTTCCTCAACGCCAACAGCAACCAGAAACCCGGCATCGTCGACAAGGACCTGAACGAGATCCTGGACCCGGACGAGGTCTACAGCGGGTGCTGGGGCCGCGCCTCCATCAACTTCTTCGCCTTCAACACGAACGGCAACAAGGGCATCGGCGTCGGTCTCAACAACATTCAGAAGCTGAAGGACGGCGAGCGCCTCGGCTCTTCCAGAGCTTCCGCGGAGTCTGACTTCGGCGACGACTTTGAGGACACTGACGACGAGGACTTCTAAAGAGGAGGAGCAAGATGCACAGAGTGATGGGTGTGGACATTGAAACCTACTCCTCCGTGGATCTGAACCGCACCGGGGTCTACCGCTACGCGGAGGCCCCAGATTTCGACATATTACTGATCGGTTACAAGTTCGACGACGAGGACGCGGTCAAGGTCATCGACACGTCTGATCCGGATCCTGATATGATGGCCGAGTTCTCTACCGCCGTCGTGGATCCGGATGTCATCAAGACGGCCTTCAATGCCAACTTCGAGAGGACCTGCCTGGCCAAGTGGTACGGCCAGGCCATGCCTCCGGAGCAGTGGCGCTGCACTATGATCCGCGCGCTGAACATGGGGCTCCCGGGAAGCCTGGCGGCTGCTGGCACGGCCCTCGGCCTTCCTGAGGACAAACTGAAGGACCCGCAGGGCAAGGCCCTGATCCAGTATTTCTCCAAGCCGTGCAAGCCTACCAAGGCCAACGGCGGACGGACCCGAAACCTCCCGCAGCATGATCCTGACAAGTGGAAGCTCTTCATCAGCTACAACCGCCAGGACGTCGTGACCGAACAGGAAATACTGAAGCGGCTCTCGATCTACAAGATCCCGGAGAGTGAGCAGGAGCTCTGGAGCCTCGACCAGCGGATGAACGACAACGGCGTCCGCCTCGACGTTCCGATGATCGAAAAGATAGTTGAATACGACCAGCAGCACCGTGAGGAGCTGCAGCAGGAGGCGAGAGAGATCACCGGCCTGAAGAACCCCAACAGCCTGGCCCAGCTGAAGACGTGGCTGGCCAGCGAGGGCATCCGGCAGACCAGCATCACCAAGGACACGATCGCGGCCATGCTGCAGGAAGACATCCCGGACGAAGTCCGGCGCGTGCTGAAGATCCGGCAAGCGCTCGGGAAGACTTCGGTCAGCAAATACAGCACGATGCTGGAGGCCGTCTGCAGTGACGGACGCCTCCGCGGGATCCTGCAGTTCTACGGGGCCAACCGCTCCGGACGCTGGGCAGGCCGACTCGTGCAGACGCACAACCTGGCCAGGAACACCCTGCCCGACCTCGATCTGGCCAGGCAGCTGGCGAAGGACGGCAACTTCGACACACTGCAGACGCTCTTCGGCGAGACGTCCTTCGTCTTCTCCGAGCTGATCCGGACGGCCTTCATCCCCTCAGAGGGCTGCAGGTTCGTCGTCTCTGACTTCTCTGCCATCGAAGCCCGCGTGATCGCATGGCTGGCCGGTGAGGAGTGGACGCTGAAGACCTTCCGGGACGGCGGCGACGTGTATTGTGCCACCGCTTCCATGATGTACCACGTGCCGGTCGTGAAGCACGGCGTGAACGGCCACCTCAGGCAGAAGGGCAAGGTCGCCGTGCTGGCCTGCGGCTACCAGGGAGGCGTCGGAGCCATGAAGCGCATGGACAAGGACGGCACCATCCCGGAGGACGAGCTGCAGGGCATCGTCGACATGTGGCGGAACGCCAACCCGCACATCGTGAAGCTCTGGAGGACCTGCGAGCTGGCGGCCAAGACCGCCATCACAGAGCACCGGACGGTCAGGATCCAGCACGGCATCGCCTTCAGCTACGTCAACCGGAACCTCTTCGTGAAGCTCCCGGGAGGCAGGAAGCTCTGCTACTGGGGCACCCGCCTGAAGCAGGATCCGATGACCGGCCGCGAGTCGATCGTCTACATGGGCGTCAACCAGACGACCAAGAAGTGGGAAGACACTGAGACCTACGGCGGAAAGCTGGTCGAGAACATCGTCCAGGCGACCGCGAGAGACTGCCTGGCCGTGGCCATGACAAGGGTCAGCGCCCTCGGCTATCACATTGTGATGCACGTCCACGACGAGATGATCGTCGACGTCCCGACAGAGGACACGGACGCGCTGGACAGGATCAACGGCTGCATGGCGGCCCCGATCGACTGGGCCCCTGGCCTGCCGCTGAAGGGCGACGGCTACGAGACGCCCTTCTACAAGAAAGACTAAGGAGGACACACATGGAAATCATCGAGACTATGCACAGCATTGACGTCTACCGGAAGACGCTCACCAAGACCACCAAGATCCAGACCGGCGACCAGATCCGCGTCGGTCATTACACAGCAACGTGTCAGGAGATCACGCCAAAGGGCGCGCTATTCTTCCTCGATCAGTACCTCGACAAGGCCTTCCCGATGAACTGGGATGACACGAACGAGGGCGGGTATGAAAAGAGCGACCTGCGGAAAGCTCTGCAAAGCGACGAGGTGCTTGATATCTTTGCGGACATCCGCGACTACATGGTTCCGTTCGATAACGGCGACCTGCTGCGGATCCCGTTTGCCGGCGAACTTTTTGATAAGCTGCCGAGCTGGTGCAAGCCGGACGGTCATGAGCAGTGGCCGCTTATGCAGGACAGACGCAACCGACTAGCTTCGCGTTGCGGCGAGTATGAGTGGGGCTGGATCAATAACAAGGTTAAATCGTCCTCGACGTTTTTCGGCGTTGTCGCCGCCGACGGCGGTGCGAACGCCTGGGACGCCTGGAACGTCATCGGGGTCCGGCCGGCTTTCCTGATCGCATAATCGGGCGGCACCTACGAGTGCGACTACTACCGAAAGGACTAAACGACAATGAACAACAACGACAAAGTAATGTTATACCTGAAGCACCGCACCGGGGCCGTCACGATCGACCTCGTGAATCCTCCCGACAATCTGGAAGAGCTGATCAGCAGATGCTTCGCTGAATATACCGAAGAGACAGCTGAGGACTACACAGACGTAGACAGGCTTTGCTACATCGATCTGATCCGGAAACGGCTCTACAATAAGGATTTTTATGAGTACCGGGAAGAAATGGCGCACAGCAAGCTCGACTATGCACTGGAATACGACAGCAGCTTCGACCTGGACGATGACATTGACAGCTCGCTGGACTTTGCAGAGCAGGCCTACGAGGACGGCTTCATGCCGCTGTACTTCACGAGGAGCGGGCTGAGCCTGCACGACACCAACGCGGTCAGGAGAACACTGGTCCGGATCATCAAGACCATCATGGAATGGAGGAGGAAGAAAAATGAAGATTGAAAGAATGACAGAAATCGAAACACCCGACATCCAGATCGGCGACAGAATCCATGTCGGTCATTACACGGCAACATGCCAGGAGATCACGCCGAAGGGCGCCCTCTTCCTGCTGGATCAGTACCTCGACGAGGCCTACCCGATGAACAGGAAGAACACCAACAAGGGCGGCTATGAAGAGAGCGATCTCAGGGAGACGCTCAGGAGCA